AACGCTGATGTTGATCCGAGCATCCCCAGAGTGATCGTAGTTTCTCCGAAGCAGATCCAGGATCTGTTAGCGACCACGGAAGTCACCAGTTCTGATTTCAACACCGTAAAATCTTTAGCCCAAGGCCAAGTCACTGACTTTCTTGGCTTTAACTTCGTGACCTCTACTCGGCTAGGCTTGTCTGGTTCTACCAGAAGTTGCTTTGCTTACGCAGTAGACGGAGTCCTGTTGGCAGTAGCCAAAGATTTGACGGTCAGAATCGATGAACGTCCTGACAAGTCCTACGCCACCCAGGTCTATGCTTGTATGTCCATCGGGGCAACTCGGATGGAAGAGACCAAGGTTGTTCAAATCGATTGTGTTGAATCTTAATAACGGAGTTCACTAATGGCTGTTACCACTCAAAAAACTACGGAATACGCCAATGCTACGGCTGATCCGGTAGTCAACAACGAGTCAACCGAATTCCAAGGTCGACTCCGTGTAATGTTCTTCACCCATGACCAGGACGGTGCTGGGGATGCTACCTCTTCAGTAGCCATCGGGAAACTTCCGGCAGGACGAGTACGAGTTCTGTTGGGTCTTTCTCGCATGTACTGTAACTGGACCACTTCTTCGGCAACCTTGGATCTTGGTTGGGATGCTTACACAGACGGGGATAACACAGCAGTTGCTGCTGATCCTGATGGTCTGATCGATGGTCTCTCCGTAGATACTGCAGGGTACTTCAACATGGAAGGTGCTTTAGCCGGAATCAAGGCCACTGGCGGAACCTATGTCTTTCAGTCAATGGGAGGTGTAGTGATCCGAGCAACCAGTCAGGATACGGCTATTGCCGATGGAGATGATCTGGTCGGTTACATCGTCTATGTGATTGACTGATGTCTTCAGTAGTTCAGATCTGTAATATCGCACTGACGAATGTCGGTGAGACCAAAATTGCAGCTTTGAATGAAGAGAACGAGAGGGCCAGAGTTGTCAATCTTCGCTACGAAGACTGTCGGGACTCGGTCCTCCGGTCTCATCCCTGGAACTGTGCAGTCCACCGAGTAGAACTTTCTGCCGATGTCAGTGCTCCCGTGTGGGGTTATGCCAAACGCTTTGCTCTACCTGCTGACTGTCTCCGAGTTCTGGACATTGAAAACTACTTTGAAGAATACGAAGTCGAGGGTCGGTACATTCTGACCGACAGTACGGCAGTCAAACTAAAGTACATCAAAAAGATTACTGATCCGAACGACTTCGATTCTCTATTGGTCCATGCCATTGCGCTCAAGTTAGCTTCTGAGATTGCAGAAAATCTGACAGGTCGAGCGGATCTTCGGGACAGGATGTTTACGAAGTATCTTCAGATTCTTTCAGAAGCTAGAGGAGTCGATTCTCAGGAGAGGTCGATGCCTGTCGAGTTTGTAGCCGATGGTTTGATCAATGCCCGTTTGGTCGGTTCTCAGCCCAGAAGAGCCAAGTTTTCCAGTGAGGTGTAGATGAGGATTCAAGCACTTCAGTCTTCCTTTGCAGATGGGATGATCTCTCCGAGAATGCAGGGGATGGTGGAACTGGAGTCCTATCGATCTTCCTTGGCTCTTCTTGAGAACATGGTCGTTCTTCCCCAAGGTTCCGTAACTCGGAGACCAGGGACGTTCTTTGCCAACAGCACTCCTTCCAATGCCCAGGTCCGTTTGGTCCCGTTCAATCGGGGTCAAGGGACTTCGGTCATTTTAGAATTCTCCAATAACTTACTTCGTTTCTACGCAAATGATGGAATCATCGAATCCGGTGGTTCTCCCTACGAAGTCGTTACCACGTACACTACGGCTCAGTTAGCCGATCTCAGTTTTACTCAGTCTGCAGATGTCCTCTTCATCTGTCATCCGACTCATCCTCCGAGAGAGTTAAAGCGTTTAGACGTCGCTTCGTGGTCCTTGAAGGAACTGGTTTTAAAGGACGGCCCCTACTTTCCGGTGAACACAGAAGACACCACGATGACGGTTTCTCTAGCAGATACCGCAAACTGGACAGAGTCGTTTACCAATTCAACATTGACTGCAGAAGAGATCATCACGGTCACTTCTTCCAACGTAGACCCAGGGACCAATTCGTTTACCTCCAGCAATCATCCCTTTGTCAATGGGCAGAAGGTTCGTTTCACCGGAGCAACCGGACTAGCAGGAAACCCCGTAGCAGGAACGTATTCGCAATCAACGACCACAGTCACCGTAACAAAGAGTTCTCATGGCTTTTCCGTTTCGGACGAGGTCTATCTGGATCACACTTCCGGAGATGGAGTCAACGGGTTCTACACAGTTGCCACGGTTCCTGATGCCAACACGTTTACCGTAACTTCCGGTACAAGCCAGACCACTTCTGGAGACGTAGAGATTGCCACTCGCATTACCGCAGGAAGCGATTACTACATCATCCAGGCAACTCAGAACACCTTTAAACTCTCGACATCCTCCGGTGGCACACCACTGTTGATCAATGCTGCACCGACCACAGACGTAGTCTTTTTCCAGGACATCATCGACAAGAATGCCTACATCAAAATACTGGCTTCCGATACCACCGGAATCAATCTGGACCTTGGTTTCCAGAGCAGTGATGTCGGACGAGTCATCCGCTTGAACCTGCAGATTGCTCCACAAATAAAGTGGGGATATGCCGAGATCCTGGAACTGGACGGTAGCAATCCGACCACCACGATTCTGGCTAAAACAAAATCGGCTTTATCGACCCCAGGAACCACTACAGAATGGCAACTCGGAAGTTTCTCAGAGACCTCTGGATACCCCAGAACCGTTCAGATCTTTCAGCAGAGACTTGTTTTCGGAGGAACGTCTTCAGAACCCCAGACCATCTTTTTTTCTCAGACAGGAGATTTCAATAACTTCGCAGCATCGGAACCTCTTGGTCAATCCACAGGCAGAACGGATTCTTCTGGCAAGACGATCATTGGAGAGCAGATTTTTGAAAACAATGCTCTTTCGCTAACGATCTCTTCAGACACAGTCGATTTGATTGAATGGATGAACGAGGACCGCAGAATGACCCTCGGCACTTCCGGTGGCATCTTCCAGATCTATGGAGCAGATGACGATTTAACTGTCACTCCGTTCAATTTCACGATTGCCAAGGTATCTGCCTGGGCTACCGATGCTACTGCGCTTCCGTCAAAAATTGGCAACAACCTGCTCTACGTTCAACAGAACGGCAGAAAAATCAGAGAGTTGGCATTCGATAAACTCCAGGATCAGTACGCAGCAGCAGATCTGTCTTTGAGAGCAGAGAATCTAACAGAATCCGGCATTGTGGGAACAGCCTACCAAGATCAGCCCTACTCCGTTCTCTGGTGCAGAAGAGCCGATGGGAAACTAGCAGGGATCACGTATGTTGATCTGTTGCAGATGAGAGCATGGCATTTACACACGATAGCCGGAACCCACTACGACAGTACCTACGGAAATCACGCCAAGGTCGAATCGATTGCAGTCATTCCACGGAATACACACGATCAACTTTGGATGGTGGTCAAACGGCACAAACGAGAAACGGCCTTAACATCATGTACCTTCAATCAATCCACTGACTTTTTTAGCAAGACTTCCCATGGACTTTCTGACGGGAATACTGTCGCCTTTGATGGAACAGCCATCGATGGGTTCAGTGCCGATACTCTCTACTACGTTGTCAGTGCTACTACCGATACTTTCCAACTTTCAGCAACATCTGGAGGAACTGCAGTCACCGTCTCCGGATCAACAACGGATGTCTCGGTAACGACTCTCCGAAAATGTACAGAGGTCCGCTATGTCGAATTCATGGAAAGATACTATGTCGGTGACGAGATCGATCCAACAGATGCTCATTTTGTTGATTCTGGTCTGGAAGAGCCAACGAACCAAACCACAGCTACTACTGCCGTTACTGGTTTATCGCACCTTTCTGGAGAATCGGTTTCCATTCTGGCAGATGCTTCGGTGCAACCGAACCAGACCGTCAATTCCTCCGGAGAAGTCACACTACAGACCGCAGCAACCAAATACCGAATTGGACTCGGCTACAACAGCAATCTCCAAACGCTCCCGATGGTCCAACCGACCTCGGCTGGAACCTCTGTAGGCAACAAAAAGCGGATTCACAAGTTTGTCATCAAACTACTCGACTCCCTTGGTTTCAAGTACGGAAGCACTCCGTATCTCTTGGACACTGCAACCATCAGTTATCTGGAGTCGATTGGTGTAATCTTCGGAGCAAACACATCGAACCTGACAGAAGCCGTATTTAGAACGACAGCAGATCGAATCGGGGCAGCACTGTTATTTTTCACGGGAGAGAAAAGCTACACCCTGAGAGATGACTATGGAACCGAAGCACAACTCTACATCCGTCAGGATCAACCGTATCCCACAAATATTCTTCTTTTAGCCATCGATTACGAGACTAACGAATAATGTCACTCGCTACCGCATTCCTCGTTTACAAGGGAGTTGAAACTGCTTTCAACCTCTATACGACAGCACAGCAGAATGCATTGACTGCTCAGAACTACGAAGCACAAGCGGCAGAAATTTTACGGGCAGGAAAAGAGAACTATCAGTTTTCCTTAGAAGAAGCTCAGTTGATCAGACGGGTTGCTGCCGAGAACGCCAGACAGGTGGAATTTGCCGGAATGACTGCACTAGCTCAAGAAGAGATCGCAGGAAAGGCAAGGATCGGTAGGATTCGGGCCAGAGCCGGATCTTCTGGGGCATCAGTGAATGTCGGTACACCAGCAAACGTCCAGATCTCTCAGGAGTTTCAGAACCAGTACAACCAGAGGATGATCAATTACAACACTCGTTACGAAGCAGCAAGAACGAGACTCCAGGGACAACTCCAGGCAGACATGAAGGTCAAACAGGCAGCAATCAACTGGAGACAAGCTCAGGGCCAAGCTGGAGTTCTACGAGGAGCAGCAGGAGCAACACGGGGTTCCAGAGATCAATCTCTATTGGGAACACTGTTCCAGGGAGTCAGTAGCGGAATCTCAGGATTCGGGGCATTGAAATGAGACTACCTTTCGACCAGACCAATCTACAGAGACCCTCACAGAACCGACTGTCTCCGGTTTCTTCTCCGAGGACACAACCTCTGGATCTCCAGAGTTCTGCAAATTATGCGAAGCTCGAATCACTCAAGCAACTCGGCAAGGGCATCTTCTCTATCGGTGATGCGATCTTTCAGAATTATGCTGAAGAAAAGAGACAGGAAAAGAAACTAAAGTATGAAGCAGTAGGAATCCAACTTCAGAAAGAGTCTCTCAAATTAGAAGAAGATCTCAGGACAACCCCATCGAACTCTCAACAGGAAGATGCTCTTAGAGTCAATAATTTCTGGTTTGGAGAACGAGAGGATAAACCGTCAAGGTTCAAGGAACTACTGAAGGAATACGATC